AATCACCTTTATCGCCCTTCTCTCCAATATCACCCTTATCGCCCTTCTCTCCAAAATCACCCTTATCGCCCTTCTCTCCAATATCACCCTTATCGCCCTTCTCTCCAGAATCACCTTTATCGCCCTTCTCTCCAATATCACCCTTATCGCCCGGCATACCGTGCATTCCAGAACTGCCATCTGCTCCCCTTGGTCCTTCCGGACCTTCTATGGGCACAACATTTTCAATTCTTTCTATAATTTGAGGTTTTGGTTCTTCTTTAATTTCTTCGATTGTTGTTTCTTGTTCAAACAACGAACTGATCATAGAATAAGAACCAGAAAACATAATAGTGTTGTCGTCTTCATCCACAAGAACAACTTCTGTTAGTCCGTGTCCGATGTTAATTTTCTTCAGATAGTCATCGGATTCCGATAACCTGAACTGATGACCAGCATCATATTCATATGCATCTTTCAATAACCTTAATTTATCGTTAGAATTTAATAATGAAAACGTCAACCTTTTTTTAGTAGGGTGTATATTACCATTATTGAAATTTCTGAATGATATTGTCATTTTATATAAACGTGGTTTCTGACATACTCTTTTGGGATATTATTATACTTGTAACTTTTTTCCCTGATATGTTGTATGTTCGAGGAAGGCTCTTCACTAATACATTTTTTGTTATCTTAACCTTCATCTTGTCACATCATATTGAGAATCATAACTACCATAAATCAATTTACGAATAGAACCATCGGTTGTGTTTTCGAGTTCTAAATCGTAGTGATGTTTTCCAGCAGGAACAAAGGACGTGGCTGTTGCTCCCATTACCAATAAAATTCCACCTGTTTGTGATCCAGTATTTCCTTTGTTGACATTCAGGTGGATTCCCCCAGTCGATCCAGTGATGCCGTATGTTAGTCCCGGAGTCGAATCTACAAACAAAAGATATGAAGAAGAAGTCGGAGATTTTCTAACTTGCATTCTTGCCTTGTGGTTTGTCAAATCGATACCATTAGAAATTTCGTCTTGGTAAAGAATATGGAGATTTAGTGTATCTCCTTGTGGTATATGAATATTGTGGTTTGCGGGCATGGAACTCTCCTAGTCTATAATACTATTTATGGGTTTTTTTTCTTTTCTTAAATCCTTTTTTGTTCTGATTTAGTTTAGTAGAATTTCTCGGAGTGGTTTTTTTCTGTTCTTTTTCTATTCTTTTCATTTCCATTTTATGTGCATTTTCGTGCATTCGTTTTTCAATTTCTTGCTTCTGGATTCCCACCACAACCTTTTCGTATGAATTTAAGTTGTTTGTCACTCTTTCAATGTGCGGTTCTGGAACTAAGTTCTCGTCTATAAGTTTTTTAGATGCAGCATATCCAATGTGGGGATTTCCTGCATAAAATGCAGTTGATGAAATTTCATCCAAAATTTGCCACTGATATACTTCATCACTAATGAATAGAATATCTTGATGTGGGTATGCAATATCTAATGCGTGCTTGGCGTAAATATACGCCAGTCTGGGTCTATTGTGAACTTGCCTATAGAGTCTTGCAATCTGATATAAAGGCTCCGCTCTGGTTGGTCTGAATTCCCACGCGTCTAAAAATGCTTGTTGTATTTCTGGCCAAGGTTTGTCGAGAAGTGCTGATAGTATTCCTAGACGATACATGGCATAGTATGTCTCTTCTTCCCACCCTCCCTTTTCGACTCGTCTTTTATATGCTTCTTCTGATTTTTCCCATTGCTGAGAATCAAAATAACTTTGTCCCAAATAGAAGTGATATCTTCCATTGTCGGGCTCGTAGTTGATATTGTCTGGGTTTGTCAGTGCGTCTAGAAGAATCTCTGCGTCTTTTGCATATTTGTCTTTCGGGTCGATTCCGACATTTCTTGCCCCTAGAGTCCTTGCCCTGACGTAATAATCTCCATGAAGTTTTTCTGTGTGAGGACGCTGACCATCTTCCTTATCACAGTCAGCATATTCATGAAGAATGCCAACATATTTCCAATTGCATTCTAATTTGAATATTTGACTTCTCCACCAAACAAAATCATCCCTGCCCAATTTGAGGGTGTAGGAGTCAGCATTCATATTATCTGGAAGTTTGATATTTCCGTCAATATAATCATCGGCATCAATTACCCATGCATATTCTGCCTTTCCTTTGGCGTTTTCAAAGGCTTCTGTTCTAGATTTTCCAAAACCCTTCCAGTCAGATTGGTATACTTCTCCGGGAATTCCTTTTTCTTCAAAGAAAATTTTAATGATGTCTTGGGTTCCGTCAGTTGAACCTGTATCTGTGATGTCATATCGGTCAATGTATGAATATATTGACTCTAGACATTCGTGAATGATGTGGGATTCATCTTTGACAATCATGCATAGTGTTATTATTGGTTTCATTCATTCTTCCATTTCTTTTTTAATATAAGCGATATTTCTTCTGTCGTTTGATGTTTCTATTATATCATATAGAAAATTCTCAAATTAGTCCCCACCTCAAGGACATATTGTGGTTCTATCTTTATTAGATGTTTCTCTAAAAAAGAAGTTTGTATGTCTTGATTGGAAGGTCCATCGGAATATATTAATAAATTTCCTTCTTTAGAATTTGAAATTGGTTTTAATTTATCTATTAATTTTTGTGGTATTTTCACATACTTCCTTTTCTATGTACCTCGCAATACTCTTTGGTGATATGTTGTCGTCATACCATTGTCGTGTTTTGTTTGATATATCAGACAATTCATCATCTGATTTGGACATGATATTATCAACTATATTTAGATTGTCCCAACTTTCAATCGTAAAATGGGGCATGTCTTTATAATACCAATACGGACAGGGGGTCTCAGAAACGATAATATTGCCACACATTGCACTTTCAAATATTCTAAACGATTCGTTATTTTCGTAGCCGGGAGGACATAATGAAATTTTCGTGTTGCTCATGAGAGAAGAATATTCTGCAATAGAAAGACCAGCATCATCGCCGCCACACCAATTTCTATTCATGTGAAAAAACTTTTCCCTTCCGTCCGTTTCTCTTTTCTTGAATGCTTCCAATAAACCATGTCGCCTTTGGTTCCACGCCCCCGTAAAGGAATAATCAAATTCTCTATCCTGAATCGGAATATCATTATTTCCCCTAAACCCACCAACAAACCCTAATGGCAATGGCCTTACTTTTTGATTTGTTTCGTTGAATGGGTGGTAGTTTTTAAATATCATTTCTACATTTGGCTTTAAAAATTTATCACCGGGCATAGAATACGATTCATCTGATATTATAAAAACTATTGTTTTATTTTTTAAGTTGGTTTGTATTTCGTTGTACCACTGGACAAACAGGAAATTATATTCGTCCATTCCTTGGATGTTTTTCACAATTTCTGTGAAGTATTCGACCTCAACTAAGCCTTCAATTTCGTTTATAATATTCATGGTATTTTTGCAAAACTGCTCCAGCCATTTCTCTCTGCTCCCTCAGCAATAAGGGTCCAGTTATCATTTTTTAATAGTTCATTTTTTGTTTTAATGTTTTTGTATACTCGGTCATCATCCAACAAAATAAACCTAACATTATGTTCAATTGCTTTAAATTCGTCGTATCCGGAAAACTCACTACCATCTATTAGACATAAATCATATTTACCATCTAAGTTTTCAACAACTCCAGTTTTAGTATTTTTGAAAAAATCAATATCATCGTTGAACCACTGTTCTCTGTTTTTAATCTCATCCTCCGATAAATGGGAATTATATTCAGAGTTGGCATATGTTGAGTATTCTTTTGTGCTCAGTTGATTGAACCCAATTGAAGATTTGTTGTGTGCCTCCACAAAATCAATATCCTTGGTCAGTCTAACTAAATCATTATAGTGTTCTTCTACTGCCTCAATACAAATTAATTTGGTGTTATTTGTTTGATTTGGTGCGAGTGCACGAATAAAACACTGCGTTGAACCGTTTCCGCTCCCGGATCCAATTTCGATTATTTTTTGAATGTGTATATTGTTTGTCACCAAGTAACCAATATACATTCCAAATTGGGTTTCTGTGTGTATTTCTGGATGTCTCATAATAATATCCTCATGTTTTAAATATAAATGTATAAGTTTGTCCCCAAGAACCCTGTATCAAACTGCTAATATGAATAGGAAATGTCTCTTTTGGTAAACTGTTTAGCATCTTCCATCTTTCTAATATTCCCTCATGGCCCGAATACCAATCATTTTTAAATTTAACATCCTTTTCAAAATAATAATTATAATGATTAAATCTTGGGGTCAGTAATTTCGTCTCGTACTCTCCGTTGTTATAATTAATTATTGGGGGTTCGTGTCGAATAAAACTTTCGCCCTTCCAGTCCCACAGCCTAAAATAACCACTCGGTTTAAGTTCCCCCCACTCTCCTTTGGCGAGTATGTCCTTTCCTAAAAAACAATTTGCCAGAAATCCACCGGCCTTTGCGCCGCTTTCTTTTAGTTCAGTTTCGGCCTGGTTAAGGGATTCTTCTGTCCACTCTTCGTCTATATCCATCTGCCAAAGAAAACAATTATCTGTAATGTTTTTTATTTGTTGAATTGCGGCATTAACCTGTTCGTCCTTCGAATTCCAAAATCCAGAAGAAGGAACATATATTAATTTTTTATTTTCTTTTGATAATTCTTCAAGGAATTCGACTGTACCATCCACACTATGACCATTTTCGTGGTATTCTTCTTTCATTGTGTTGCACCACGAAGTGCTTCCTTGCGAGAGAGAGGCTCCTTCTACCACCACCCAATAATCACAATTGTCTAAAATGTTCTGATATCGATTGTTGTGTTTTAGGTGGTGTAGTCCATTTAAAATTATACTAAACACTACTCTCATGATGCCTTCCATATTCTACCGGTTGTTCCGGACATGCAAAATAATTCTTTTTTTAGTGGTCTTTCTTCATGGGTGCTAGTTATCATTCTAGGATTTATAAAAATATTAGAATTCCCTTCGTTTAATTTTTCACAGAACCGAACCCATTCACAAATTTCTTTTCCATCTGTGATTCCTTCATGTCTAGCACCCTTTATGCTATCAATCTTAATCAACCCCATTCCACCAAATGCAGATTGAACTTTTATTGGAGGATGGTTTTCATCTATGTTAATTTGTCTCCCGTGCACAAATAGAATTCTTGCTTCGTCAAATGACATAAAAGACGGTCGGTTGTGAACCATATCCCAGCAATCATGAGGCATCCAATATTCGTGACGCAATGCCCATATATCATAATAACCATCTGGTTGGTTTGCTGTCATCATGTCCCAATCATCATATCTAAAATTAGATAATATAGATTCTTCATCTATTTCATATGAACAAATGTCATCCATATCCATAATAAGAAGATATTGGTATTCTTCTTTTAATTTTTCAGCAGCATCTAAATATACATTTCTTGCTGTTGCAATTCTTGCTGTTCTAAATGGAAGTTTTTGGTCTAAATTTCCTAATGATATAATTTCCATATCTGGAAGTTTTTCTTTATATTCATTTAATTTGTTTATTGTGTTATCGATAGAATCTGATTCTACCATGATTATTTTTGTTTTTTTGAAAAGTTTAGAAAACCTTTCGATGTTTGAAAACACTTTATCTATGGTTGATTCGTTATCTCGAATCGCGGCAGCAATGATTAAATTAGAATCAATCATGTATGACTTTCCGTTGTTCTACTCCCAAACCACCCGGACTAATTCCAATCAACACCGACGACGTTGGAATGTTGGTAGATGCTACCATTGGTGAATATAGTTTATATGACACGTCCGTTCTATCTTTAAATGTATCAATGAAGGGGTCGTGGTCGCCACCATCATATTTTCCCTCTTTTACTTCTTTTATTTTTGAAACACACTTTTTATTCCAATCATCCAAGAATGATTTTGTTTTTTTGTTATTTTTAAAATAAATTAATGCAACATGAGGAGTTTCCATGTCGTGATTTCGGATAACGATCCCAATATCTTCTTCTTGATTATCCATCTCAATAGGAAGATTTTGAATATAACAATCAGCATCTATCCATATGATGTCTTCGTTTAATTCGTCAATAGCCTGTATTATTACTTCTGGTTTTCGTAAGCAATTAATGTTGTAATTGTTTTCAAATTCTGGATTATATGTCTTTAATTCTGCTCCAAGAGAATTTAAACTATTCTTTAAATTCTCTGACTTTTTTTCATAATAATTAGTATCATCAATGTCGTAATAATACGTAACAAATTTAGTTTTCATTGCTAATGTCCTTCATAATTAATTCATATAGGTAGTCGTCGCTTCCTATTAATAGATTTACTCTTTCAAAATTATCTTTAATGGCATCAATTTTAGATTCGTATAGTTCTTTAGTTAGAACAGAAATATCAAAATCATCATCAACCAATATAATTCCGTCTTCATTGAAATACTCACCGATTGTGGGACATCCCCAATAGACAGGAACGGTTCCTGTTGCAAAACAATCGGTTATCTTTTCAGTAAAATAAGTTGGATAACTATCATTTTCAACAACAACATTAAACATATAATCTTGTAGGAGGGGAAGTTTGTCTGGCCATGGAGTTCCATTATCCCCTTCCCTATTGGATCCAGCAGCACCACCAAACAGATCCATTTGATCTTTAAAATTCTTCGCAAATTCATGTCGTTTTTTATGCCCTGCTGTATCATGTTTTGCTGATGCTACCATTGATACTAATTTAGTCTTTTCATATAGTTGGTGTTCTTTGATCCACGGAAGATTGCTGCACGCAAAACAAAATTCAAAGCGGTCATCCCCCAATGACAATAACCTATCATCACATGTGTATATTTTTTTAATTTTTCCATTTTGGAAAATTTGATCTTTGTGGTCTATCAAACCATCTATGACTCCAGCAACAATTGCACTAGATTCACAAACCCACCCATACCGATGTTGGTCTGTTCGTTTGGGGATTTGTGGACTCAATAGCATACCCCAATCTATTAAAACTTGAATGTTACTGTCTTCCGAAGTCCATTCAAATGTGTCTGGTTTCATGTTGGAATTGGACGAACCGTTTTGGGGAAATGGTGCGTATATTGCTGTCATTTTATTCATGATATAATCCTGTTGTTTGGTGCTTGATATTCTTCTCACACATTCCCATCTTCCTTAGTGAATCTTTCTTGGATTCGTTATCAGACAATCCCATAAGAATCACAGTGTTTTCGTTTTCTCTTCCGGGCCATGTGCAATAATTTTCATTTAAAAACCCAATATTACAATAATTACCTGCTACCTGAATAGCATGAAATAAAACTTCATGATCGAAACATTCAAATTGTTGGTCCCTAGAAGAATTAACATTATCTCTCCACTGGTGGAGAAACTTCTTAGATCTCTCATTGTTTTTTATAAAAATGGGAGATGCCTTACAACCGCCTATATTACCGTTGCTCGACGCAAATGTCAAGTCAATTTCGGGTGGAATTATATCAACCTCCGTCATGCGGTTTATTAAAATTGTGTCAATGTCGAGCCACACAACGTCTTCGTCGTGTTCTTTGATTTTGTCGATTATGAAGTTGGGCTTTCTTCTACAATTCTCTTTGTATGACCCCAGGTTTTCAACCTTGACCATATCATAATCATAATCATATTCGTCTAATTTTTTTTTAAGTCGGTGGTAGCACTTTTCATAATATTTCGAGTCATCCACATCACAATAATAACTAATAATTTTAAAGTTCATTTTCTATTACCAATGTGATACTTGGGAATTAATTCCCAGTTTTCCTTTTCTTTGTGGGGAATAATTTTAATTTTAGATATACTGATTTCTGGATCACAGCAATCTTCGTCTAAAATTTCCAGAAGTTCCCAGTCTTCGAGCAACCTTGTTATAGTGTTTCTGCGGGCAATGTCCTCATCACTGAATGTGCTCTCTAACCCATCTAATATGAACATTTCCTTAAAATGCATAATTGCATACCTTCCTCTCTTGTGGAGGATATGGCAGGATTGATATAATTTGCTTTCTTTTCTAGAGGATATGCCGATTCGGGTTAGTGTTTCTTTTACCTTCAGAAAATCATCTCGCTCTGAAAGTCCAATTTCAATTCCCAGTCCGCTGAACACATCATCATTATAATCATCACTCATAAAACATCCCTTATAAACTCAATTCACACAATATGTATGTTTATTTTGTTTTAGATGACATTAGGGACATAATTTCTTCGATTTGAGTGGCAGAGAGAATATCAATTATCTCTCTAGTTTTTGAATCGGAATAATTGAAATATTCTTTCACAGCCAAAAAATGATTTTCATTTTCTTTTTTGAGCCACTTGCTAAATCTTTTTCTCTTTCTGAGAACACATAAAAGGTAATCAAATTGCATTTTGTTTGGGAGAATATTATGAAAATTCATCAGGTTTGCGTGTAATACGGTGTCTGGGAAATAAGACAAACACCGATTAACAACATAAGGTACATATTCTTTTTCGTTGGATTCGTCATTCAACAAGGGTTCTTTTGAGTAATTAATTGCTGTTAGATAATCGCCTAGTTTCATCGACCTTTCACCATATCCAGTATTGACTCTTTGACCAACTTTATACCTCTGTCGTTAGTCACGATATCCCCCATCAAAATAGTTTTTGTTTTGTTTTTTAGTAGATCTTTTTTTGTGAATTTTGTCCCATAGAACTTACTACCTTGATCTGCCCAATCACCTTTATATAATTTGACGTGCGTGACAAAATATATCGGCTTCTTGTTATTTTCTTCCCACGAAACCAATAAGAAATCGCCTTCTCTTTTAGAATAACTCCCCCCGATCCAATAGTCCCCCTTGGTGGTTTTAATTTCTAGTGGAGTGTTTGTGTCGGTGAAATATAAATCTGGTTTCATACTATCACTTCCTGCTCGTTCTATATTCACATTCTGTTCGGTGAAGTGTTTGAACATTGCAGATTCAAATAATTGTGAAACTATCTCAGATTTGGTCTTCGTTGAAAAGTCAATTCCACACCTAGTTAGACTCTTAAAAAGAGATACTCGTTGTTTCTCGACAAGTTGTATAATACTTAAAAAGTTATTTTCGTCCAGTAATTGTTTTATGTTCATTTGAACTCACAATTCATCATCAATTCTATTATACATGACATTAAATTAATTTCGTGGTCTGCAACAAATGCACTCTTATATTGATATTCTGCTATTACCAACACTGCCTGTGGGATACTAGACGGGGTAAAATGTTCGTATAATCCGTCGTATATTTTTCTAAAAATTTCCTGTGGTGAATTGTCAGAATTTTCGATAACCCACTTTCGTGATCCTGTGAAGTTTTTTTCCTTCATTGCAGACACCAGCACATCCAATTGGATGTCTCCCAACACAGACAAAATTCCCGTATTGATGCTCCCCGACACAGAGTATCTCTGAATTTCATTGATCACTCTCCTGAAATCAGGAAAATATTTTAATATCAATTCGCCAATTACCTTCTCGTTGTATTGTACGTTCTCTGTGTCGAGAATATACTTTACTCGTTGAAGAAACTTCAACGCAATCGTTGGTTTTTCTTCCTTTGGGATTTTAAATGTAATGTTGGTACATCTAGATTGGAGGGGTCCGATGATTCTGTTCTTATAATTACAAGTTAAAATGAATCTACAGTTGGTTGCAAATTCTTCAATGAAACCACGAAGGGCAGGTTGTGTTGATTGTGCATTAGAATAATCAAACTCATCTAGAATCACAACTTTCTTGTCTGCACTTATGGATACAGTGCTGGCAAAATTCCTAATTTTTGTTCTGAGTGTGTCTATATTGCCATCTTCAGAACAGTTAATCATCATATAGTCAGCACCAATATCATTACATAACGCTCTTGCTACTGTTGTCTTGCCGACCCCGGCCCCTCCAGATAGTAATAAATTTTGCATCTCATGAGTCTTTACCATCTCTTCAAAAGTTGTTTTTATTTCTAGGGGGAGAATACATTCGGAAATGCTCTGTGGTCTATATTTTTCTACATATAGAAAGGTTTCTTTGTGCTTCATTTGTTATCACTCAGTATATTTTGAGTCGGATTCCAATGCAATCCAATAGTCAAGTTCAATGTCTTGGTGTGTGAATTGACTCACACCTTTATCGCTGATTTGAACATTGTAGTCTCCGGGCAAAATCTTAAGATTCTCTGCCTTAAAGAAGAATGAAAAGTCCGCATTGGATTTATTATCACCAACAACAATAGAATAATTGTTTGATGTTATGTCTGTTTTGTCGATAGCAACCAATTCAATGTCAGAATTATTGCTTCTGAGCGTAAGATCCGACAGTTGAAGAACCGACGAGGCTTTCATAATATCATTAAATGTGCTGTTTGTTAATTCAAATGAAACAACGGGTTTTGGCATATTTACGGTATCATTTACAACAGTAAGCAAACGCGGATCAGAGTAATAATACTTCACCGACGAACCTCCGCCTTCAATGAGGAGATAATCTTCTTCAAAAATGAACATTGGGTTGTTGAATAGAGAAACTGTTCCTAGTAATTTGTTAAGATCCCAGATACCAAAATCCTGTTCAAACTCTTCGTCAATCGTGGAGGTTGCCATAATGTTCTTCATGGGGGATACTGTTTTTATTTCGTTTCCCTCAGTGATGTAAATGTTTGAATTGATTGTCGCAAAATTCTTCAGTACTGTTAAAGTTTGTTGTGACAAATTCATACCAGTTTGTGTTGCCATAATATATCCTTTTTGTTGTATTTAATTATATTCACAGTTTAAAATATATCAAGTGTTTTATTCATCTTCAATAAAATCTTGATATAGGAAGGGATCAATATCTCCCCTTGCAATCCCATCTAAAAATTTCTTTTCGTCGTGTCTGCGGGAACGCCTTTTGTTTTTTCTATTCCCTTTTCCACGGATCTCAGCATAGTCTTCTGACGAATCCCTGTTTTTTTGCGATCTGTTCTTTTTGTTTTTCATCTTTAAAACTCTTCTATTACCTCCATTAAATTTGATAGTTTGTTTGTGATAAAATAATTAAGAATCTTGTTTCGTTTTCCAAACACATCCTTATTGTAATCATTCATGATTTTATCTTCTATTTCTTCGGGAATCATGAACAAATTAATCATCTGATTGTTTCGCTTCCAATTTTTTCTATTTTTGATATTTCCTGTTTGTATTTCTTCAAACAACTCATCCATTACTTTTTTTGTCATTCTTTTTTGTCTCTTTTCTTTGACTATAAATGTATCGTCGTCAGAAAGTACATTAGGAACCCCATCACTTCTATCTCCCCGCAATAAATGTTCATACAAGAACATTTTTGGGCTTTCACATTCTATTATTTTCTTTTGTGTTGGACTCCACTGCTTCACCCCGTCAAACATTTGAAGTTGCTGAAAATCTTTATCAGAAGACACAATCATGATTTTTTCTTGTGTGTGATAATTTTTACATATAGTTGCTATTATATCATCTGCTTCAACTGTATCCACTGATAGATTCTTATATGGAAACGTTTCTTGAAATTCCTTTCTTAGTTCATCAAACAATGAGTGTATTTTGACCCAATCAAAACTGTCTACTTTCCGTTTATCTCTTCTGTTTTGTTTATAGGGGCTAAATATGTCCCGTCTCCAGGATCCCCGGCTATCATTACATATTACCAATTCGCCATATTCTCTTCCAAATTTAGCCTTGTATATTCTATATGTGTTTAATATAAGATGTCGTAGATTGTCTTTGTTTATTTCTTCACCGCCTTCGGTGATTCTAAATACACATGCTAGCATAATTTGATTGTTGTCTAATAGTATAATTTTTAAATCTCCAAATTATAGTTCAACCCACTGTTTGGTTGTCCCGTCGTTGACATATTTCATCAATATGCCTGTAGACACATCGACCCATTCATCTCCGTCTTTGGGGGATGGTGGAGGGACAGTTCCAGTTGTGTGTTGGATTATGTTTTCATTAGTTAATTCTTTCCAGCCATATTCTTCTCCCGTATGGGGGTCATGGCCGGATACGTCTTTGGTGGCCTGATAGGTGCTTCCTCGCCACACAATAATATCATCTTTTTTGAACTTGTTTAATGTTCCGTTGGAATGATATTTTTTATATTTTTTATATTTTTGCATTACTCTTTGAGGATTCTTTTCCTCTTTCAATTGCATCTTTTACTTTTTGGAGTTTAATGTCAGCCCAGATTCTCATATATTCTCTATCTTCTTTATTTGTGTTTCTTTGAAAAAAGAATGATTGTTCTGCTATGAATTCATATATTTCATCTTTCTTCCATAAAAACTTAACCCGGATATCCCGACCTCGTTCGAATATAGGATAATCTTCCTTCGGTGCACATTTATATGAACGAACTGATAGGTGGGGAGAGAAGATGTTGAATCCTGCTTTTAGGTATTCGTGGTATGACATATTTGTCGATTTGCCAATTCCAGCGGGATTACTCGTGTTTGTTTTTTTGTTCATGGTCTGTATTATATATTAGGGTTTAATTTTTGTAAAGTTATTTTTCTTCTCAAACATAACATGTCGGTCAAATTTGTCTGTCATTGTATCTGATTTATGAGAAATTACAAACACGTTTGCTTTCTTTCCCATTCCTTGAAGTATGGTCAGGAATTCTTCGGTTCCCATAGCATCTAAACTAGAATCAAAGACCTCATCAAGAACCAATATGTTGCAATTGACACTGTTTTTTGCTCTGGCTATTTCCCTCCATGCCAACAAGAGGGACAAGTCAATTCTCAACCGTTCCCCTTCGCTGAAACTGTGATATGTAAATTCGTCCCTATGACGACTTTTAATAGTTTCGTTGAAATTTTCATCAAGTGTAAATTGGCAAAAAAAGTTCATAACCGATAAATATTTATTTATGAGTTTATTCATAATTGGGAGGTAGTGCTTGATTATCTTTGATTTGATTCCTGTATCTTTGAGTATAGTTGAACCTATATTATAATAATGCATATCGTTCACCAACTCTTTTCTGATTTCAATTTGTTCATTTGCTTCGGATATGAAATCGTGCAACTTTTCAGTTTCATCTATTGATTCGTCCGTTTTCTCTAACATCGCTGACATTTTGTCACTCAGCGTTCTGATGTACTTAGATGCTGCTGATATGTTATTCTTCTTTTCTAATATTTTCTTTTCTATTGCGTTGATGTCGTTTGTTGTCTTGTTGATTTCTTCAATTCGTGTTTCGACAGTTGTAATTTTGTCATGAAGTGTGGATGTTTTTACGGCAAGTTCATTCTTTGCGTCTTCGTTTTCTTTTATTATTTTTTCTTTGTGTTGGGTTTCTATCTTTTGACTGCAAGATGGACACGTATCATTTTTTTCATAAAAATTAATATTGGTATCTATGTTCCTAATGTCCTTTTTAATGTCTCTCTCTTCTGTCTCTAGGGACTTTAGTTCTTCGGATTGTTGATTTTCGTCTAATATTGTTCCCACCAGCACATCAAGTTCATTTTGAATGGTGTTCAAGTCGTCCTTGTTTTCTTTTATTTGTTTTTTAGTATTTTCGATTTCATTATTATATGTTTCTAAAGAATCTTTAGATTTACTTTCAATTGTCTTTATTATTTTCTGCTGGTTTGATGTTTTTTCTTTTAGTAATTCTATTTTGTGGTCTGTGGTGTTGAGGTTTTCTCTGGTCTCTGAAAGTTTAATTTTCAACAACGAATTCATTGAAGAGAACACATCGATATCTAATAAATTCTCAACAACAGATCTTCTGTCCGCTGCTGATAGTTGCATAAATGGAGTATATGCACTACTTCCCAATATAACTACCTGACAAAATGATTTATATGTCATTTTGAGAATTTGTTCTTCTAGAATACGTTGGTAGTCTTTTGACTTTGAGTCTTGGGGAATGAGAACCCCATTTTTATAAATCTCAAACAACTTAGGTTTGATTCCTCTGACTATTTTAAAATCATTTTTTCCCATATTAAATTCAATCTCTACTATACAGTCTTTTCCGTTTATTGAATTTATGAGTTGTGGTATGTTATTTCTTCTAAACGATTTACCAAACAACGAAAAGGTAAGGGCGTCCAAGAATGTGGATTTTCCACTACCATTCTTTCCTGAAAACAGAGTCGTATTAGAGTTTGTTATATCAAACTCAATAAAATAATTTCCAGTGGATAGGAAATTTTTCCACCTAATCTTTTGAATTTTCATATAGAAAGTGATTCCATGTGAAGGTCTTTAATCATCTTTTTCATTTTATCTTTGTCTTCTATCTCTCCCATGGAGTCAATTTCGCCATTAATGAGAGAGATTGTATCTTGACTTAAATCTACCATTTCGTCTTCATTTGTTTCGTTATCTTCGATGCTCTCCACTATTGTAATATCAGCAGCACCAGATGAGTATAACTTATTCATGAACTGATCAAAACTGTTTGGGTGTTTTCTATATTCAACAAACAACCGCACATAGCAATCCTTCAGATGTGAAAATTGTAATTCTGACATCTTGTAGGGTCCATCTTTGTCGTTATACCTAACCGAGTGGAATATCTTATATGGATTGGTTATAAACTCAACATCTCGTAAATACGTGTCTAGGATATGGAAACCCTTTTCCTCAGTCAAATCCGAAAATGTCATTTGGTATTGTGTTCCCAGATAGGTGATGTTTCCTTCTGTCTGTTTGCAGTGAAAATGACCAGAATATACCTTCTCATATCTATCGAATATTTTTGCAGACAACCCTCCTTGGTATGCCACACCACGCAGTACCTGATAACCATCCAGTTCTAAATGTCCAATTAGAATTGGAGCAGGAGCAGTTCTAATAAAGTTTATAGAATCTTCATAATTTTCATTATTTATCCAAGGAAGCAATGCAATATCCAAACCATCAAACGTGGCTATTGTTGGGGTTTCGTAAATTGAAACATATTCTCCGAACAATTCTTTTAATGAATTTACTTGATTTGTGTTCTTATAATATACGTCATGGTTTCCAAGAATACAATGGAGTTTGATCTTTTCATCTTGTATTTTCTTTATAAAATGTTCTCTTACAAGATGTAGTATCTTGAAATTCACATATTTTCGTCGATCCATAAAATCACCCGCGTGGATGATGGTGTTTATATTATTTTTTTTGAGATATGGGAACAAAATATCATCAAAAAACTTCATAAAGTAATCGAAAAATACTTGAGAGTCTCCCCGTATTCCGAAGTGTGTGTCATTCAATAAACAAATTTTCATTTCTTTTTCTTTGTTGTCTTCTTTTTTTTCTTCGGTTCGAACTTACTCACATCTGTTTCTGTTAAGTTAAAATGATCTCGCATTATTTCATTTATATCTTTTGTGTCTTTATCATAATAATTATTCATTGCCCAAGAAGATAGCAAGCCTTCCGTATCGTTCATTTCTGCCAATTTGTATTTAATATATGCCTGCTTCTTTTCTCGTTCAATCCTACGCAAGAATGCATAGTATATGATCTGTGTAAAATATGAAAAGGGATTTTTGGATTTTTCTGGGTCAAAATTGTGTGCATATGTTAAACAATTTTCTATCCCGTCACTTATCATTTCTTCTCTATATGGATAGTTTATAAAATTTGGCCTATATGAAAGGTGTTCTGCTATCTTTAGAAAGCATTCTCCGATATAATTATCAACAGGAGGTCTTTCGTCTCCTGACTCGGATGCCTCGACTACTAATATTTTCCACGCGCTGATAGACTTAAAGAACTCCTCATTGTCTATGTAGTGGTTGCTTTTTTTCTTCGCCATATAACCTCACTTTTTTCATAATATTTTCCTTTTTGTTTTTTTGTTCTTGACAAATTGGTTTGCCTGTGTATAATAGTTTTGTTCTCTTCAAATGCTAGGCTCTTTAGAACCTATTGTCCGGATCCGAAGTAATCTCCAAGATCTTCACTCCAGTCAAACCATCGATTACCAAATTTTGGATGATCAGGATCTGATTTTGGACTTTTTTTTCTTTTCTTTTGTGCTTTATTGTTTTTCTTTATGGTTAAAGAATCGATCATATCTCGAACATCTTCAACATCTAGCAGACCTGCTTCAGCCAACACCAATAAACTTTTTGGTGGGAAAAACAAGGTCATAGAAATATAATTTTGTTCTTCTTCATCTGGTTCTGTTGGTATACTTTCTATTGCATCATTCAGTCCCATTAAGTCATCTAATAAGTTTTTGATGTTTTCTGAGGGTATGTTTTCCATCGGATCCATCGGATCCATCGGATCCATCGGAAAACTGTTATTTGTATCTGTGTGTAGGGTGTTATTGATAAAATCCATCATATTAAAGGGTTCGGATATTGGATATTCCATATCTTCAGATTCCTTTTCAATGTTGTATAATTTTATACTTTGATCAGACGGATCCAAGAATGTCATAACTTCATTCTTTGGAATTTTAGTTGTCACTTGATTTGAGTTGATTAGCCAATTCTGAAGCATAGTGACTTGTTTCATAAATCCATTATGATCTTGCATGGGTGTGTATATAAACATCATTGGTCTTTCAACGATTAGTTCGTTTCCGTCTTGACCGATGATACTGGTGATCAATTCTTCACCGTTTTTCAATTTTAGGATTCTGTATGGTTTATTTTGTGACATTTTAATCTCCTAAATGTTAATTTCAATCTGTCTAAATTCAAAACTCTCATTATTATATATCTTAATCCGTTCGCCAAAGTGCTTTAGCGTGTGGTTGATATATTTGCCATATCTCATATCGTCTGAAATGTCATATAAATTGACTTCATCCTTGGATTCTGACTTCCTTAGGCCCCGCCCAATTGATTGTAATACTCTCACAACTGATTTAGATGGAGACGCAAATATAATATTGTGTATATTTTTAATGTTTATCCCAGTTGAGCACGTCCCATAAGAAGCAACCAATACTGCACTATCTTCTTTATCGAATCGTTTTCTTATTTCTTCTCGTTGATCTGCATCAGTTCCTCCATATATCATGAAGCAATTTTTGCTGTCTATATTCGCTTCTATTATGGCATTATACAGTGGTTTGCCATGTGTTTCAACATAATTAAAAAGAACTAATGTGTTGCCCTTAAGGATTTTAGTGAGATTAACGATGAAATTGTTTCTCTTTTTATTTTCAACCAACCACTTGATTTCTTCGTGGTATTTTGCTCGTTTAATTTCATTTATATCTTTTTTGTCATGTTTCAGTGTTATACAATCTATATTAAGATTGGTTAGTATATTCTTATTCATGAGTTCTTTGGTGTTGGCTACCCGATATAATTTTCCAAACAGACCCTCAGTAACTAATTTGTGGGTCTTTGAATTATCAAGGGTTCCGGTGGTTCCTATTCTATAGGGACACCTCCTCATCTTTTCCATGATGCCCGTAAGAGATTTTGCTTTATATAAGTGGGCCTCATCCCCAAAAATTACATTATACTGGTCAAAGTACGCTACTGGCTGATTGTAGAGGCTCTGCCACGTAGATATCACGACTCTTCGGTTTGTATTCTTGTCTGCTCCCTGATATATCTTATAACAGTTCTTTTTCGCAGACCATTCACTTTTAGACGAATAATCAGAGAAATCACTAAACATTTGACTCACCAAATTGGTGGTGGGAACGATGATAAGAATCTTTGATTCTTTTGGGAGTAGGGTGAGATAATACCTCATAATGGCATATATGATAAGACTTTTCCCGGATCCTGTTGCAGACAGCAATAGACACCGTTCCCGATTTATTGCGTGATTTATGGCATTAATTTGATGGTCGTGTGGAACAACATATTCACCAGATACAGTAGGCTTCAATATGTTCTCAACAAAGTCCTTGGTTTTATCTTTTGTTAATTTCTCTTTTATATTATATTCAGATTTGACCGTATAGTTTCGGTCCATGGCAAATTCTAAGAGGTAATCAATTAATCCAACATATAGTGTTCGTTTATGGAGATTGTATAATCTAATCTGACCATCCCACATTTTATTTCTATATGCTGGATGATATTTGTAGTTTGGAACTTTGAATGTGAAATATTGACTGAGTTCCTTGGATATGCTTTTTTCGCACGTTATCTTCAGATGAACGCTATCGATTACTTTAATTTCAATATCCACCATATTACGCACCTTGAGTAAATTTGATCCAATCGATAGCCGACCTAATATACCACTGTCTATTATTAATCACCTTTAGTATATTTTCTAGGTACTTTACCTTTTCCCTTTGAAATATCACTTTATGATTCTGTTTAATATATTCGTCATCAGATTCTATGAACTTGTCAATATCTGTTTTGAGTACGGTTAATTGGAATGGTTCCCACCCCAAATCAACCAGTTCCTCTTCAGACATCTTACCTGTATAATATAACCATTTCTTTTTCTTTAATATGATATAATCAGATTGAAGTTTTTCTAGGATTATCTTTTCATCCATATAAATGATTAGATATTTGTTGTGGAGTTGAGGAGTTCTAAGAGACTCTTTGTCTAGTTCTGTCTCGTCTATCGTGATGTCGCCACTGACACTATTCTTTATGTCTTGTAAATTCATAATAATATCCTTGACAGGATTATACCATAATTGATGCAAATAACAACTATAATGTTTTTATCTTGTAGTAATTAAAATCAAATGTAGCGGAGGCAACAATTGGAATTGTGTCCGGGAGGGATGAATTAAATTCAATCCCACTCAACCCAATTGGAAATACGTCATAGAATGTTATTTGTAGATTTGGATTATATGCACTGTTCATTACGGTTAGTTTCACATTAGAAAATTTATCATTATGCGGGATTGTATCATTGATGTCGTTTAAAACGCCAATAGATTGCATCCATTCATATACCTCAATCCAGTTTTTCATATCTTCATCTACAATAAACTGAACAACCAAGTCATCATAGGTAAAGCGTCCCCCCGGTGCTACATGAGGAATTCCTAGTGTGGTTGGAAAATTGACAGCATCATAAGTTAAAGATGGCAAATTGACTTGTTGGCAAAAATAAGTAACCGTTGGAAGTCTGGTAAACTCAAGTTTGAAAAAGTTATTTGCAAGATAGTTATTTGTGTCTGGCTGTCTGGGGTTTTTAGAATAATCTAAATCTGGGACACCAGCAGTAAATCCATAATTTGGCATCTATAGACTCTCCTTTATATTATTTATGCAAAAGAAAAAGGGGAGTCCCGAAGGACTCCCCTAAATTCTAGATTATTCTAAAACAATCAAGCATTGTATCATTGATTATGCGGGATTGTTCCAGAAGCCACCAGTGTGACCATGCAGACCACCAACCGTAAAGAGTCGGTAATACATGTTACTGTCGGCATCAAGACCGTCGCCACTAATCGCAGAAGTACCTTGCGAGAATGGATTGGCGACCATACCATATCGAGTCTTAAACCCGATTTTTGGCTGGAATGTAGTTTCACCGACCGCACGTACCATTTGGAGCGGGACGTATGGGCAGTAGAATATACCAGCATCGTATGGCGAAGAGCCACGATAACCGACACAAACGAAGTCTGCGCCTGCTGGGACATATGGATCAACATATACCTTGGTCTTACCATTAAGAACACCAACGAAGGTGTTGCCAGTGTCATCAACATCTAGGTTGACGTTGAGGGCTGGTGATATATTAAGGAACCCACCCATTGCAAGAGCAGAAGCGACATCTGAGGAGCAGATGACGAAGTTGCCTTTACCACGACGAGTTTCCTTGGCGATTACGTTACATTCACGTTCGATTTGGAACATGAGACCACGGAATCGTTCTGCGGACCAACGACCATCCGAGTCAAGAAGGAGGTCATATGTACCACCACCAGCAGCAAGATCAGAATGCTGCGCACCTGGTTTGGCAGTAACATAGATGGTTCTAAGAAGTTCACGGTTAATTTCTGCAAGAATCTCAGTGCTAAGAATGTTAGCGAGTTCAGTTTCTGCATCCAAACCATGGACTGCTTTCAAGTCCTGTGCGAGTTCGGTGGTGTACTCAGCCTTGAGAGCGCGAGTTCTTGCCTCGACGGCTACGCGTTCGATGCTGAATGCCATTTCCTTAAAGGCGTGGGTTCCGCTATCGGCACCAAGACCTTCACCAGTTGCAGTGAGCATTCCCTTGAATGCTGCAAGAGCACCCATTGCTCCGGTTGGATCGATTCCTTGGTCCGCAGCAGTTGCAGCACCACTAGATGTGTTGCCTGCACCCGAGAACTGGGAGAAGGCTTCTTGGTAGAGAGCCTCAGCACCAGTTTGGTCATCATATCTTGCACGCATGGCAAAGATAAGACCAGTAGGAGCACTCATTGGCTGAACGCCAGCGATGTCATATGCCATTAAGTTTGGCATAGAACGACGAACGAGGCTGATCAAGACTGGGTCATAACCTGCGAGGTTGCCTGCACTGCCTACTTGTGGGTCACTGAAGTTGCCACCCATGACATTGGTTGATGCTGCTGTTTCATGAAGAGCCTGCTCGCGGAGAGCCTTCTCTTGATTTTCAAGAATAACAGCGGTTACTTTCTTACGATAATTATCTTCAATGTTTGGTAATTCATTGTGATCCAATACAGGATTCCACTTTTCTACCAAAACATCAAAGGGGGTTGTATCTGAAAAATTCATTATTTTTCTCCTTTATGATACCTTGTTGGCTTTTGAAATACGGGACAATGTGTCAACATAGCCATCCATTGCTGAAGGATTAGAGCCTTCATTTGTGATACGACTATTTGTACTTTCTTCGGTTAATTCCTGAACAGCACTTGCAATTGGTGCGGGTTCATTGAAATAACTTTCACGAATTGTGATTAATTTATTTTTAAAATCTTCAATGTCGGAATCTTCTGAAATGCTTTCGGTCAATGTTGCAAGGCGTTCAACGTCGGTTGACACCAGACCGTCTGCGACTTCAGAAAATACTTCCATTTTCTGAAGATTGTTCATTTCATTGATGAGTTCTTTATTCTTCATCATGGACTCGTTGAGTATATTCTCAAGTTGTTCATTCTGCTCGAAGAGACCATCAAGCAATTCATATTTTTCAGCAGGAACGTCAATATAACTATCCTCAAAGAGGTTTCGTAGACCGAGAATGAAGTTTTCGGTTACATCAGAACGAATACCGTTTTCAACAACAAGTTCATTATCCTTTAGCCATTCTTCGACGACATAATTGAGATAATCATCTAACTTTTCAGAAAGATCATTGAGAATAGTTTCGGTGTTCTCTAAAAGACGTTGTTCATACTGCTCTTTGATGGTGTTTTCAATGGCAGTGACCCTTTCCATTACGACGGTCTCAAAGATGGTTCCAGCCTTATTTTTAAATTCTTCACTAAGATTTTCGTCCCCGAAGAGCACTTCAAGATGTTCATTTCGAACCTCTTCGTCCGAAGATTCTTCAGTTTCTTCTTCTCCAGAAACAGCGCCGTCTGGTCCAACAGCACCCTTTGGTTCAATTGATGCTCGGTTTCGAGCAACATCTGCATTAATTGGGTCCGGGAGCATTGGTCCTCTTCCACTCGCATCGAATGAACTCTTACCATCAGCATCCATCTCTACAGCGGCACCTTCGCCGCCTTCATTAACGTTTGCATATTTGGATGTGATATAATCGGCCACTGAGCGGACGGTTTCATTATTGTTGTCTGACATAAGGGAAAACTCCTATATTTTCATTTTTATATATAATATCTAGATTTTTGATAGAAAATCTTGGAATAAATTTAGTGCTTTTTCTTCTAAATTCACCTTAGATGATTTTTTTAGTGATTGGTGATATTGATCAATTGTTTTTTCTTTAAGAATGCCATTATCCCATATCCATTCTTTTCCTTCCATTATGCCTTCAACAAAGGCTCCTGGAGCAGACGGATCTGCGACAATATCAACAGCAGAAAGCAGAAAATCCTTTTGGACCTCATTTATGCCTTCTGTGTTTAATTTTAAAGATCCCATTCCACGAGTAGAAACTCCTAATTTTGCACCCTCTTCCATAAGGCTCTGGACGATTTTTCCCATAGGTGTTTCCATAATTTTTGCTTTTCCGACGACATCGTTTCCAGAAACATTAAGTTCCTTAATCATGTGGGAAACACGATCTAAATTGACTGTAGGCCCCTGTGGATGGTTTAATTCCCCAAGTGCTCTGTTTTTGTTAACATATTCCTTATTATATCTGTTTACTTCGTTCATCAGAATAGAATTGGGATATGTTCTTTTGTTACGATTGACCTGCTCGGCTTGCATGAAAATGCCGTTAATGAAATAATTCTTTTTTCCGTCTTCAGCCTTTTCGGTTAAGAATTCTACCTCTTCTGTCATTTCGGTTATTAGTTTCATCGTGTTCTTACCTTTTTCTTTTTAATTCTTTCTTGTTCGAAATAATATCGATCTTTGACCTTTTTTTTCATTTCATCAGAAAGTTTAAGAAATTCATCTTTTGGTATACCATAAAGGGTTTCGCGTTCGCTATAATCACGACGCTTCTTTTCTGTCACCATTTCCGGAACGGATGTTTCATCGGAATTATAAATGGTCGGCATGAATTGCTGTTCCTTTTCGTGCAGTCTATTCGCCATTTTAGAATAGAGTATATTTGATATATTATCCTTTGCTCCGATAATATTATCGTCTAGTACGTTTTCTATTATATTTTTTGGTGAACTCATTGTCAGTTTCCTCTAGAATATTCTGTTGCAAATTTAACAATTCGGTCAAATGATGCTTTGCTTTCAAAAATATTATCTCGTAAGATTTTTTGATTTTCTAGGCTCAAATTGTCGTGAAGATTTACAACATTTTTTATTGTGGGTGGAGTTAGTTTTATTTTAGTATCGTCTTTGCTATGGACTAACATATCAGTGTTCTCTGAGAGTATAGCCCCAACGATAGAAGCGAAAGAATTATTCTCTTCTGTGAAAGATGCATTCATTTGCTTTGCTAGTTCATATAGAGTTTCTTCCATGTCAGCATCAGCAATATCACCAACTCGAACACCAGTTCCTTCTAGGTTTAGATCTTTTTTAGATATACCAGAATTAACAGCAGATTCGAAGAACTTCTTTGCTCCATCTTCATCGTCGAAGTTGTATACTCCAGTATTAATACCAGTTCGACCATAATCTTCATTTGTTTGAGCATCTTTGAAAAGGTCTTTAGATACGTCTTTGGACATATCGTGCATTTGAAGGGAAGCCTTTTCCTTTAATGCGATGTCGAACTGATCCCTAAATGAGTCCATTTCATCAAGAACCATTAGATTTAACATTTTGTGAATTGAATTGTTCATTTAGTATTCTTCCTCCGGTTCTGGGATAATTCCCATTTCCTTTTCCTTTTGGATTTGCTTATCCATCTCCTCCATCTCTTCTTGGTTCTGCTTTAGTATATTTTCCCGAACCCATTCAACGGAGTAGTACCTACCTATGTATTCATTTAAAACATTCAACATGTCTAATCTTTCTTTGATAAGTTCGTTTTCTTTTAATTCAGAGAAGTAATTATCTCGATTCCACATAAACGAAATGTCTTGTTTTACTCGATTCCAGTCATTTTCGGTTAAAATGCCCTTACTTAGGAGTTGAATTCTTAAAATACTTAAAAATAAGCCAGAAAATCTTTTTTGGAGTCGGTCGATAAATTTATAAAATTTAACCTCGTCTCTTGTTATTTCAGCAGATCTTCCCATATTGAACCCATTTTCAGATTCAAGGCGAGAGAGTGGAACATTCAGTGATTTGTATAATTTTCGGAGAAGATAATCAACATCATCCATCTCTCCTAGATTTTCACCACCACTTAATGTTTGAATTTCAGTTCCCTTGCCGCCTTCGCGTCTAGGAAGCCAAAAATCTTCAAGCATATGTAAATGGTTTCGATCATCTCTTACTTCACCAGTTGCAGAATCATATACCAACTTATTTCGATATTTATTCATTATACCACGAAGATATTGTTCTGCTTTGTGCTTCGGGAGATTACCAACGTCAATATAGAAAATACGACGTTCTGGTGCTCTGGATATTCTATAGATGACTACGGCGTCTTCGATTTGTCGGAGCATATTTAAGGGGCGTAATGCTTTTTGTAGATACCCAACTACTTTCTTTGACGCAGAATCAACAGTTCCTGAATGAGCGTATATGATAGAATCTGGGTGAATTTTAATACCAGAACCGGTAGTTTGATATATTGAATCTTTATCTGTGTTTGTATATACGAAGAATTCTTCAACTTTATTGACCAACGGAACGGCAGATTGATCGGTTGTGGATTGTTTAGTCTCCACTTTTCTGATCTTTTTAATCTTAACGGGATCAATTGGCCTCAGTTCTTGAATTCCCTTTGCTGGATTTGAGTTGTCAATTATTATGTGATAATATACTTTACTATCGATATACCATCTTCGGAATATTTCATGACCTCTGTTTTTAAAATCCAAAATGTGTAGAATGTTTTTAAATTCTGATGTTATTTTAGATTTGATATTATCAGATAGTGACACACCATCTAATCCTACGTCAACAACAGAATTAATTTCATCTAAAACAATTGCTTCGTTAATTATATCCTCAATGGCACTATCACATTCTGGATATAGTGCTAGTGACCGATATCGGTTTATTAGTTGATTTTCGTCCTTAATAGAACCGGCAAAATCAACATAAGTTCCGAAGAAACCACCGGCTTCTACTGTAAATGCACCGTCATAACTATCCGGCGCAACAAAAGATTTCGGAGTTTCCTCCGAATCCTTCTGCTCTTTCTTTTTTCCAAAATTAAATCCAAAAAGTTCTATTGGCATATATCAAAAACTCCATATTATACTTCTACTATATGTATCAAGAAGTTCCGTCACTTGTCCAGAAGTCATATGCCATCCTAACAGTCCATTCCACTAAAGTGTTAGGAATATCGTGAGTAAGTTCGACTCCCGACACTTCAACAGGCCAGCAATTATGAAGAGTAATTTCTCTTCCCGGAATTATTGTATCTGACGATTGTTCTAGTTGGGATACCTTCCATTGGCCGTAAAAATCTTGTTGATTTATAACGTTATCTGCGTGTGCATTTATCGCATGAGACCATTCTAGGAAATCTTTTCTTAAATCCCGAGTCTTAGGATCGTCCAATACGATAATATCCCATTCTATAAACATCCGGTCACCAGGAACCTTAAGGATTCTACCACGAAACGGTACAGGAATTATACTAAGTGTTGACGGAGGAAGAGTTGCGGCTTTAATGAGGAAGTTAGATTCTCCTACATCACTCGATGTTGGGATGTTACCGTTTACCACGAAACGGTTTGGTCGGCTTCCGCCTTTGAACCGACTTCTAAAATCGGCAATATTTGAACTAATAGGCATTATACTCTCCTTGCTTTATCAGGTTAGGTCTACTGCGGTATTTGCGCTTGTGAATGTGATTTTAATGAAGTTGATAGACTTTGAAGGTTTAATAAGCACATCAGCCACGAATTGATTAGAATCTACTATATCAGCGGTGTTGTTGCTTTCGTCACATATAACCTTATAATCATATACCCCTCTTCTCCCCTTAATTCGTTCGAGTAGGGGCTCAACAGCATTTACGAATGCCGTTCTGGCGTCTTCGTCGTTCATCTCAAAGAGAAGAGATCGTGCAGCAGAACCAACGACTTTCTTTAAATATATAAACAACCTAGAAACATTTATCCGACCCAGCGAAGACGTAGAAGCCGCCGTTGTTTTATCTCCGAATAGGACGGTTCCCTCTCCAGGATATGTGACAACGGGGTTGATATTTGCATTATAGAGGGTGTCTTGTTCTGCTTCTGTTGGATTGTATGTCAACCTTACAACATCAAGGATGTTGCCGCGTTTAAACCCGGCAGGAGAGAACCAGAGTTCAGAATCTCTATCAGTTCGGACCAAACAACCAGCAACATCGGGAGCGCAGTTCATTTCTAATATATCAGATTCGGAATTTTTACTAATACCGAGGAATCGCTTTGCACCAGCAACAGCAATCGTATATTCGTTGTTTGTTCCCGCAACACTGGGCGTAGCATCAACACTGTAATAGGCAGCGGTTCCTCCTGTGTAGGGGAAAACACCGACACAATCGAGTCTACCTTGCACAATACCATCGGCCCCGGTTATGTCAGTACTATCTGAATAAAAACTTTGGCCAATAGTAACACCCGCTGATGTTAGAGCCACTTCACCACTTGCCATACATACCACAGCATCAAGAGAAACTTGTTTGTTCGTTAAATCCGTTGAATCCGCTCCAATAACAGCAACCCCCCCATATTGGAGATAATTATGAATGGTCCACCACTCACCAGCCCAGGCATGACTACTTGGTCCATTTGGCCACCTTTCCATGCCAGTCCCGCCGGTAACGTTACCTTCAGGGTCGTTGCTGCTGTGATAATTTCCATCTCCAGTAATCCCATCCCCAAGGGGTGCTTGGGAAGACAGAGTTCCAAACCACTCATTTAGGCTAGAAACACTCATTATCCCATTAGTTCGGTCGGATGTTATCCCGACATTCTTAATGAGATCATTTGTGGTCAGAAACCCTGCTCTAAATAATCCACCAGATTCGGCTCCGGGAATTACAAAACTTTCGTCGTTGATTAGTACTGTAACATTTGGTCTGGCCATGTAAATCTCTCCTAGGTATAATCAGTATTATTTAGACAAAATGATATTTAGGTCACTGTAAACCATCTATCTTCACCGTCCCACTCGCCTTCCTCTTCTGACCCTGTGGAAATAAAACCAAACGGGGTCATATTCTCATTCATTCGTTCTAATTCTTCTTCATATATTCCAGTTCTAACGTCCCCATCGACCAATTCTTTAAAATATTCCTGGCGAGTCATCCAACTATACATCACTAAGCACATCACCAAATCGTCTGTGTGACCATCATCAGCCTCAAATGATTGTTTTTTTGCAACAAAGGTGGTCAATTCGTTGATAATTTCAATATCTTTAATTATCAATTTGTCCTCTTCTATTAGGCTTTTGAGAACCGAACATCCAATCTTTTTAACAGGAACGCTGGTGGTCAAACCCATTTTCGTGGTGGATCCAGATTTACCAAAACCAGATGATATCGTTTGTCCTTTTGCACCCTTATTGGAACATTTTATTAAATTTTCATATTCCAAATCATAGTGGATAATATCAGCCACCTGACCCCCAATATCATTAACTTCAACCAAAACATATGCATCATTATATTGCCTCGCCACAGCAACTATTGCAGTAGGAAAAACCATAGGAGATACAATGTTGTTTCTATATCTGGCCACAACTCGATGTGGCATTTCTGTGGAGTCAATCACACAAAACGCACTAAAGTCGTTTCCTTGTCCCCGAGAAGTGTCTACTGTTATGAAAAATGTCCTGCCTTCTCTGGCCTTCTCATATATCCAAAGACCATCTTTGTTTTTTATAGTTGGTTCAGAATATGTTAAATCTCTAAGTTTTTCAGATTCTATTAGGGTGTTTTGACTGCCAATGAACTGGCATTCAAATTCAATTTTAAATTGATGTTCACTAGTATTTGCAATGGTTTGCTTTTTCCATTTTTCATCCCTTAGTGGTCCACCTGGGTATTGTGGAACTTCATCCCAATTCACTTCTATGGCTTTATATTCATTCTTTCCCATTTCGCCTTCTTTTTTGGTAGCCCCCTTCCAAAAGTAGTAATACATGTTTAGACCGTTGGGAGTTGATACCATAAAGACTTTTGTCGTTTGACCAGCACTAATGGTGGGATACACCGAACTGAAGAATTCTTCTGCCACATTATTAGGAACGTGGGCAAATTCATCAAGCAAGATGAGATTGAACGAACCACCACGGATGGCACTGGATGAGGTAGACGATGCAATAATTCTGGAACCATTTTCCAACTGAATTGAATTTTTATTCCATTCAATAATTCCTTGTTGCAACCACAATGGGAGGTATTCATATGTGAGTTTTAATCTACTGAGTATTTCTTTTGCAGTTGCTTGTTTATTGGCCAGAACGGCGGCATTCATACTCTGGTTAAAAAGAACATAATGAAGAATGTATGAAATGAAAGTTAAACTTTTACCACTCTGTCTTGGAAGTTTAGCAATAACAAAACGGTTATTGTGTACAGTTTCCACAAGTTCTTCTTGATAGTCATAAAGATTAAAGGGTATAAGACCTTCATCCAGAGAAACTACTTTGATGTATTTTTCGATAAAATAAGCAGGATCTTTAGCACATTTGATGTACTCTTCTACCTGTTCTTTGGTAAATTCTATTTTCACCCCGGCTTCTTTTAAATTTACGTTGCCGAGGTATCCACCCTTTTTACTCACCATTGCTATTATCTACTATTGCTTTTGTTCTACTTCTGGCTTCATTAATTAAATCCTGCAAATCTGTCGTAGAACCAACATAAATTGAATTGTTATTTGTTTGATTAATGTTAACTTCTTCTTTGTTTATGTCTTTAATTTGTTTATGAATTGAAACTAAATCCTGATTGATCTCTGCTACATTTTTTATCATTTGTGCCGCGACTTCATATGCTCTAGGAGAATCTCCTTCATATGCAACTTTTAGAATTCCCTCTATGGCACTCTTTCCGGTTTCAATCAATTCTCTTATATTATTTCTTGCTAGATCATAATCAGAATTTAGATGATTTTTCTTTAATTCTTTGGACGCTTCTGGTGGAGTTTTGACTATTGCCAGTGGTTTTGTCTCCTTCACTTCAAATTCAACATCAAGAGCATCCGATAGTTTATCGTTAACACTTTTTTTATCATTCATAGAACACATCACTCCTATCACCGGCGGTCGAACCCGTTGCTCTAATACGTACTGTGTGTTGATCTGTAACAGATGGCCAGTTGTCTCCAGTAACACCAAACAGATCGACGTATGAATCCAGAATAACCTTTCCTGTCTTTTCTGGACCATATACGTAGGTTTTTGCTGTAAATTCAAATGTGCTTATTATACTTCTTCTATAATCAAAATCACCCTCATAATCCTCTACTGTAGATATTGAGTTTAAAACTATAGGAACATCAACTCTTTTGTTTATATCATTTATGTTCAATGAAACAATAAATTCAGGAGTAAAGTATGGGGCTATTTGTTCTATAATTTGAAGATTATCATCCATCGTTCTCGTGAACGCATATAAACCGAAACTGAGAATATAAGGAACTTCGTTATAATTCCATTTGTATTGATTATCATCATCTATGGGTGTTGTTCTCCGTTTTCGGAGTTTGTTTGTTTTTCTTAGAGGGTCATATATAATACTCAATAAATCAAATCCAAGTCTTGGTAGTGTTATGTGTACTTTGGTGTTATCTGAAATTGAACTTGATTCTTGTATTCGTCTTATAAATTTTTCTTTCGGACCATACGAAATGGGTATTCTTACCCTTTCTTTTTCGGTTCCGTCAGAATTTTTATGGGAGATATAAATGTTATCAAACAATGTACCAAAACCAATGACTAATTTTCTAATAGATTCGTTATAGAATTGAGTAAACATTAATAGTTCCCGCCTTCACTGAATGGGTCTGTGTCTGTAAAATCAAATATGTCTTCAATGTCTCGAAGCAATTCCATTTCTTCGTTGTCTCCCACATTATCATTAGATTCTGGATCGTTTGGTATTACTATAGTTGTGGTGGTCTTAGATGATACTTCATATTCAGCATTAGATACTGCACCCTTAATGGTTTCTTCGGTGTCTGTGGAGAACGATCCAACAACATTAGTAATGGTCAACTTAGATGTGGTTCCGTCCCAATCAGTTGCAATGGCAGTCGATGTGGCATTATCTAATAATGCAGCGGCACCAGTGACCCCCAGAACTTGATATACGGTTTCTCCTTCAAAGAAATTGACATATGCACTAGCACTAATCCGACCACCTAGCGTCAATTCGATTGCAAATTTCTTTCTTTCTTCTTCAACAGAATCAATGTCGCTTATACCCGTATCAATTTCTTCGTGATTATAGGTGAAGGTATCGCATGTCAATTTGTATATAAACAATTTGCCAACTTGGTAGAAAGGATTTTCATGTTCAACGAAATTAATTTCAAAAAGAGTCTTACTGAGTGGGAAATAAATTAAATCGCCTTCTCGTGGGCGTGTGATGCCTTCATATGTTCCGACGGCTTCTTCGAAACGAGTTCTCGAAACATTAAGAACGATTGAATCTTTTATTTCAAGACCAAATTTGGACACAATATCACCACGACCAGAAAACCCATCAATAGATTCAATATACATTTCAATTTGATATCCATCATCAAATTTAGAAATGTCATCCTCACCAAATAGAGTATCTTCGTTGATTAGTGTTCTGGGAATATAAACCATGTCCTTGCCCATCATCTTGATGATTTCGACAGTAACGTCGTTGGTTAGGTTTTGTTCCCCAGAATAATCTTTAAAATATGGATTTTGGGCCATTTATAATACCTCTATCACCCAGTCATGAAGTCAATTGGGAGTTCTGCTTCTAGTTTCATTTCTTCTCTAATTCTCATCACTTCTTCTTCTCCTTGAGATATTAACTGAGAAGCATTAAACGAAACTCCACCCGGAAGTTGAATTCCTTCAAATTTAGAAAGGTTCTGCCCCCACTGTCTTTTTATTAATGCAGTCACATATCGTTTTAAATAACGGTCGTTCCATATTTCTGGAAACGTGTCTGGGTCCAGTCTAACATATGCATCTATGATTATATTTTCACCTGTAGTTATTTCTTGGTTCCAGTTCATGTCTATGTGGAGTTTGTTAGTGACTTTACTGAACCGGACAACTTTTTCTGGTTGAAAGAAATCAGTCAACATGCTAATATATCGTTTTGTTGAATCATAACTAGCCAGACCCATTGAACTGTTGCCACCGAGCCCTCTATTGATTCCAAAATAATCCATCAATGCCATTTGATACCGAACATCAAACATGTTGATATTTGCAAAATCACCAAATTGGAATATTTTAGTCACAGTCACAATATCTTTACCTGTCGGGCCATCGCCACTATACCCATTCACCGCACCTAGATTATCAGTGTCAATAAATTGATTGGCTATGTCTTGCTCCGTCATTTGATATTTAAAATATGCTCGTTCAACACCATCAAAGTGTCGCTCGACGAAGAAGTCTAAAGCATCATCGAGCCTGTCTTGTGCCTGCTCATGATCAACATTAATTTCCACCACAGGATGACCAAGCGCCCTGTATGCATATTCTATAAGACTATCTCTTGATGTGGGTGTTGCCATAGAATTCTCCTATTTATATGTATAAAACAATAAACACCCCTACGGGGGATGTTTATTGCATAAGAGAGGATAATGTCGTTTTATTCGGGTGTTTCTGGTGTTTCTGGTGTTTCTGGTGTTTCT